TGCGCCGGGGCGGGCGTCTGTGCGGGCTGCGTCACGCCCTGCGTCAGCAAGGGCAGACCGGTGAGTGCCTGCGACTGGGGGATGCCGGGGCCTGAAAAGTTGGTAGGACCAGCAGGATCGGCAGGCGTGGGGCGCTGACCACGAAAACCCGACATGAAGTCAGACCCGACAGCCTGCGCAGCGCGTACCGGAGCGGTCGCCGCCGCCACAGCGGTACTTCCCGCACGCGACGCCAGATCGCCAGCCGCCGTGACCGCCTGTGCGGTACGCTCACCAACGCGGTAGGGCAGCCGCAGAGCCTGAGGATCATCGCTGTACGGTTGAAACGTGACGGCCATCTACCGCTCCCAGGCCCATCCAGCCTGTCCGAAGGAATGTCGCGTGGGCGCGAACAGTTTGCGTAGAGTATCACGCCGCGCCAACGCCACAGTCTCGTCGAAGACCTGACGGAACTTGTCGGCCTTGGCGGTATCCCCCACGTCGCTGTCGATGTTGCGCAGCGCCCGGTAGGCGGCCCAGTCGAGCAGGGACAGGTGGTACTGCTCTGGAACCTCCGGCTGCCGGTCAGGTTCCTCAAGCGACAAAGGCTTGAGCGGAACGCGAATCGTTCGCATTCGGATCGTCCCGGTGAAATCCGCCGACGGCACCGGGTACACACGCAGACTGACCACGCCGGAGACACCGGACTTGGCGTCGATCTGCTCGTCCGTAGACCACGCCAGCGGCTTGCCGGGCGGCAGGCTCGCAAGGGTCGAGGGGTCGAAATAGCTGGTCGTGGGCGTCTGGTACGAGAACAGGCTGCTGTGCCCGGTACGGGTCAGATCGAACGGGTCGTCCGCATACCGCGCGGAGATGACGGCAACGATGGACGGGTGCAGTGTGTACTGCGCCGTGCCAGCGGCCATGCTCACCTCGACGACACTGGATGTCGTCGCATCGCGGATCACGAGGCCGGTCGTCGCCAGTCGAGTCTGCGCCTCGTTGATGTACCGCAGCAGGGCATCATCGGTCCAGAAGCTGTCCGCTGGACCACCGATCTGAGTGGACGTGTCACGCAGGACGGAGGCTTTCAGTTCGTCCAGAAGCTCCTGCGTGGTCACGGTCTACTCCTGTACGAGCGTATACGGGTACATGCGCTTTTTCTTGTAATCGATCACCTGCCGGGTAGCCGGGTCGATCACCGGAACATCCATCACCGCATTGTTCAGAATCTCGACGATCCCCGGCGGCACCAGCGCCTTCTGGCCCGGCATCAGGATGTAGGGCACACCGTTGTCGCCGAGAAACTGCCCGGTCGGCGGGATGTTGTCGTTCTCGTCGAGGATGATCCATTTCCAGTCGGCCTTCGGGTCGGCCTTGGCCGCCTTCACGCCGTCAATCACCTGACTCATCATCAGCCTCCATCACTGCTTTGGAAAATGCGCTGTCGAAAGACTCGGATGTGGTCAGCGTCTCAAGGTGCTTCTCAAGGAAACTGACCACATCCTTCGCCGTCATGAACACCATCTTCCGCTTGGGGTCCATCCACGATTTCGCACCGGCCGCGCGGTTTTTCTTCTCGACATCGGGGTCGCAATACTCGACCTCGAAGCCATTCAGAGCCCGTTCGATCTCGATGCCGCTCATGGTTCAGCCCACCGCTTCCCACGCCAGCGACTTGCTGGCCGGAATGGTCGCCGCCTTCACGGTGAAGGTGCCGTCCGTGCCCACCGAGATGCCGTTGGTGGTCTCCAAGGTCACGGTGCCCGCCGCGACGGTGTGCAGCGAGCTGAAGGCCGCCATGCCGACGTACCACTCGTCGGTGATGCGGTCGGTCAGGTTCATGAAGTGCACCTTGCGCGGGACGAAGCCCACAGTGAAGGTGGTATCCACCGCCGTACCCGAATCGGTCACGACATAGCCGGTGGCGTAGTTGGCAATTCCGCCGGACTGGGTGCGGGTGTTGGTCGTCAGAGCCATGATGAAATCCTCGTTGTGTCAGTGGGAAGGGGGAGGTTCGCCCTCCCCCTTAGCCAGATCAGGCCGTGGCGCCAACCTCTAGCACCGCCATGAATGCCTGCTGGAGGATGACCGTGCCGGTCCAGAACTTGATGCCGACCGTGCCGCGCTGCGCGATCGGATCGCCAGCCGACGGCTTCGGGCTGACCACCATCGGCGTCAGGGACGACTTGCCCTTCAGCGGGACGATACCGAAGGCATCACGGCCGAAGATCAGGATCGGGTACACGTCCACGTTGGTACCGGTAGCCCGCAGACCGCTGGTGCTGACGGCCGCACCGCTGTTCAGATACGGAAGGCAGACCGTGCTGGTCAGGAACCGAATCTGCTCGAACGAGCCGATCTCACCCTCGAACGGGCTGGTGTGCGGGCCGTAGTCCGCCACTACCTTGAAGCCCGACAGGCTGCGCAAGTCCGTTTCGAGGTCCGGGTGACACACCGCGAAGTAGGACGCCTCCACCGACTTGGTGTTGAAGTCCGGGCTCGACGCGACCACCGAACTGATCTTGCGGGCGTTCTGGCGGTTAAGCGCCGTCGAGACACGCCGCAGATCGGCCACGGCAGGGGCCGTGATGATGTTTGCGCGACCAGCGACATTGCCGGCACGGAACACATTGGTGCCTGCCTTCAGGGTGTTGAACCGCAGGGTCTCCACCGTGACCGCCGCCGACTCACCCAACGCCTCGGTCGCGGCCTGAAGCACGTTGTCGGTGTGGGTATCCTGGATCACATCCGTGATGGTGACGTAATCGCCATACTGCTGCAACGTGACCGTGTAGTCCTGGTTGGCCATCTTGCGGCCGGCCGGGGTCACGCCTTCGACCAGCGGGGTCGTGGCCAGCGGGATATAGCTCGCGTTCGCCGGGTTGCCGTCGCCCGCCGATCCGGTCGCGCCGGACAGGAAGTAGCGGCGGAACTTGGCCACATTGGTGCTGTTGGTCGGCAGCGTGTAGGTCTGCCCGAACCGCTCGATTTGCAGATACGGAGTCGCTCGCTTGAGCATCTGCACCTGCGACCACGCAGCCACCGCCGGGGAAATATCGCCGTAATTCGTCACGTCAGCCATGATGAAACCCTCATGTCAGTTACTTCAATGCTGCCACCGCGCGCTCGAACGCCGAATCAAAATCATTCGCGTCAGGCTCATGCGCCGCAGGGGCAGACCGTTCGGAACTGACTGGGGCCAACGCCTCAACCGCTTGCTTGGCGGGCGTAGGCAGCTCAGCTACCGTTTTCCTGGTAGAGGTTGGAGCCGGACCACCCGTCTCCTTCTTGTAGCGACCCACCAGGTCCGCCACATCCTCTGCACTCCCGTGCTGTATAACGTGTTTGTAGGCCGATTGCAAGTAGGCCGGTTGCGTCCCAACCCATGTCTCGACCTTGGGCATCAGTGCGTCGTAGTCGCTGACTGCACTCTTGATGCCGCCAACGCGCGCCTGTGACACAAGCTGCTGGACCAACCGCTCCAGCCGCTCCAATTCCGGCGCCACCTGAGCGAAGATGTACCGGGTCAGACCCTGATACTCGACACGCCGCTTGATCTCCTCGGCACGCGACACATCCCCCCAGTCATTCTCGTAGGTCTTGAGGAACGCCTGCTCATCCTCGGAGAACGGGTTTACCTCCGGTTCGGGCTTCGGTTCCTTGGCCGGCGCCTGCTGGGTGTCGGTTTTCTTGACCAGATTCGCCAGACGCGCAAGCACATCGTCGTCACTCGTGACGGGTGCCGGCTTTTCTGGCGCCTGCTCGATGGGCGCGGGCTGTTCCTCCGGGGGCTCATCAGCCGGAACTTCAGCGGGCTTTTCCTCGACCACCGGGTCGGCGGGTTTCTCGTCAACCTTCTTGTCGAGCGGGGATTCGTCACCGATGACGAGTTTGTCGAAGGCATCATCGAAAAGGTCAAGCTGCTCGTCGCTCATCGCGCACCTTTGTACTTGGCTTGGGTTTCTTCAAAACTGGGCTGTGTGATCGCATGGGACAGGTACCGCAGCGTAATCACTTCGGCCGCATAGGGATCATGCTGCTCCTTGGAGCATTTGACCAGGTTCTCCAAGGCGTCCTTCTCCAGCAGGGCCAGCCACGTCAGCACCGCCTGCATCTCCGAGGAGTGCTTGTATGCCCGCACTGTTGCCAGAGCCTGCTCGGTCTCCTTCGCCGCCATTGTCACCTCCAAGTGCGCCCAATGTTGCCGTCACAGCATCCACACGAGTCTTCTCGGTGGTTGCGATGTTCTTCTGTCCCTGTGCAATGTTCTTGAATGCATTGGCGAGCGTATCACGGATCGTCGCTTGCAACATCTCCTCCTGTTGCTGCTGCGCCCTCGCCTGTGCTTGCTGCTGTGCCTGCTGCCGCAACTCGACTTCCGACTCGGGCAACAGCATGTCCCCAAGGTCACGCACCTCGAACCGTGCCCGTGCCAACTTGCGTGGGTCAACATGCTCGGCTTCTTCAGGCCGCAGGGTCTGCGCCAACTGGTCGATCTGTACGCCGCGAATCTCCTTGGAGATCAAGCTGGTCGCGCCACGCGCCACGACGTTGAAGTCACCGTCAACACCGGGATCAGGGTCGAGCGTCCGACTGAACGCCACCAGCGCATAGACGACCGACTGGGTGAAGCTGTCGAAGCTACGCACGATGTCCTTGAACGGCAGCGCTGCATCCCCTCGCAGAATGGACGCACCTGCCGCAGTGCGGAACGGCTCGCTCGGACCCTTGCTCATGTCGCCACCCGTCGCAGGACCAACGAAGGTCTCCGCATCGGCGAAGTTCATGAACAACTCGATGACCTTCAGCAGTTCAGACAGGTGGCTGTCAATGTTGATGTTGCGTACCGCCGGCACGTTGGCCTCGGCGCCACCCCCTTCGCGGTACCAGGTCTTGTACGCCTGGATGTTGGTCAGGTCTTGATCGGGCCGTAACAGGTCGAGGTTGAGTTCTGTCTGCGGACCACAGACCACGCCTGCGTTGTCCAGCAGCATCCGCGCCGACGCGCACACCGACATCTGGCTGTCGCGCATGATGTACGGCAGGCCATTGCCCACCGGGCTGGTATCGTCCTCATCGAACACGAACGTGTGGCACGTGCGCACGTCCACACCCATCTGGCGCCACGGGGAGACCATCGCGCCGACGATCCGGTCGCCGGTCAGCCAGATTTCGCCCTGCACCTCATCGTCATCCGTCAAGTCCTTGACGGTATCCAGCCCGAACGCCTTGACCTTCTTCAGGTCGCTCACCAGCACAGGGCCATACCACGTCAGTACCTCGTACCGACCTGTGGCGGTCTTGTTGGTGTCGGTGTTCTGCTTCAGGCCCATCGACTTCAGGTCGTTATCGACCGTCCGCTCGACGTAGTTGCCGTCCCTGCCTTCGTTCTTGAGGTACTTCTCCAGCGATGCCTTGTAGAACCCCTTGCGCCCGCCCAACTGCTTGACCTGCTGGCGGGTCATGATGCGCCGCACGAAGTAGCCGTTGTCCGATCGCAGGCTCTTGGCTGCCATGTCCGGGTAGAAGTCCCACACCGAGACCACCTCGAACTGGGGTCTGATCTGGGAGTATTCCTCGCGGACGGGCTGCCCCATCTCGTCGATCGCCCACCGCTTGCGTGTGACCTGTCGTGCATACGGTCCAAGGGCCACGCCCATGCCGTACAGCACCCCAGACATGACCACCTGCCTGTTGATGGCGATGTAGTCGTAGGTCTGGTCGCCGCCCAGTTCTTGTAGATAGTCGTCGATCTTCCTCGACAGACGGTCGGCCCGATCCTTGGCTGCGGTGTACACCACCTTGCGCAGGTCATCCTCGGTCGGCTGAAGCTCGACACCCGCCTGCTGCTGCTTCTGGATAAACTGCTGGAACGCTTCGGCGATCACGTCTTGCGGGAGGTCCGGCTCGGGACTCGGCGTCAACTCCCAGTTCCGCTCGTTGCCGGGGAACATCAGGTTCATCAACCGTGACAGCACAGTGATGCACTTGACACGGGTGATGCGCGGGTACGCCCTGGACCGGCTAGGCATCAACTGCCGCTCGATCTCAGGGTCGTAGATGCCCATGTACTGCCGCAGGTTGCGCAGCCACCGCTGCTCAGCCAGCCGACGATCCGACTCGTACCGAGTGAACCTGGCCTTGTAGGTGCCTGCCAGTGTGCCCAGCTCGCTGCTACTCGGCTCCGAGACCGTCGGTTGCTTGGGGTCGGCCATGTGCTACCTGAAGTGGTACGTGTTCTGCGACTGAGCCGCAGTCGGCAGCGGTATCCGTGCCCGCCGCTCGGCCTTCTCACCAGACGCGACGAAGTACCGCGCCAGATACCCGAAGGCATCACCGGGGTGCGAGTACGGATTCTTCTCAGGCTCAGGGTTGGTGATATTCTCCTTTTTGTCAAGTTTGAACCGCCAACCACCCTTCAGTGCGCGGACCAGTACAGGGCAGTGCTCGGCGTCGATCAACAGCGCCGGACCTGCATCCGTCAAGCGTGTGGTGTAGTGCTCGATGGATGTCACGCGCTGCGTCAGGCGGTTGTTCGTCTCATGCCAGACCCTGAAGTGCCGCTTCAGCTCATCCACGACGGTCTTCTCATCGCGCTGGGATCGCAGTGCGGCGGCCGGATCGGGCGCGATGACCACCTCACAGCCCGGAAACCGCCGACGGATGTAAGGTTTCAGGAAGTCCGTGACCAGCCGGCTGGCCCCCACCCCCGACTGGACCAGCTCACCGTACACCTTGAGCCGCCCGTG